AATGGCAGAACATTTACATTGCATCCAGGAGCAAGATATTTCACAAGTGGGCCATTACACATGCATTGGTACGTTTGGGAACACTACAATGGAAAAAGGGAAAAAGGGTTTCACATACATCACAAAGATGGTAACACATGGAACAACGAAATATCCAATCTTGAAACGGTTAAATCCTTTACGCATCTTAGCGAACATGCAAAAGAGTATTTTAAAGATAACCCCGAAAAGTTCAAAGAGTTTCACGCAAAAGGAATTGAAGCAGCAAAGCAATGGCATAAAAGTGCAGAAGGAATTGAATGGCACAAAGAACATGCAGCAAAAACCAACTTCGGGAAGCCATTATCCATTGAATCAAAATGTATGCATTGCGGAAAAGATTACATTGCAAAAACAAAGCACTCAAAGTTCTGCCATCCAAACTGCAAAGCTAAAGTATTTAGAATGCGGGCTAAGTTGGAAAGCAAAGGTTTACGACCTAACGATTGAGGATGAACATGAATACTTTGCTAATGGTGTGTTAGTACATAATTGCGATGCGATGCGGTATGCCATATTCACCCACCTACATAAGCCAGCGTTCAAGGTGGCGGTATGGTAAGGGTTTTCGGTGTAATTTTGTATAAATCATTTTAATATGGGTTTATTCGATTTCCTCAATCGCAAGGCAGCACCTGTTAAGATGCCTGTGCAGGTATCTGTTGAACGTGGACTCCTTACATGGGATGGGCAGAATCAAGCAGAGATAGTTCGAGATAGTTACATAGGCAATGATTTAGTATATGCAATCATTACGCTGATAACCCAAAAAGCAAAGGTTGCCCCGTGGTTTGTGTACCGAGTAAAGAATAAAGCAGCGCAGAAGCGCTACATGGCAAAGATGCAGCAACCGGATGCTATAACTGATTATGCCAAACTAAAAGAACTCAAAGAGGAAGCGTTTGAGATATACGAAGGAGATAGCCGGCTGAATGAGTTACTCAAATACCCGAATAGCGAAGATACATGGAGCGATATTATAGAGCAATGGGTCGGGTTTAAGAAGATAACAGGCAACGCATTCATGTATGCAAAGCAGGTCGGGGAGGAATCAGTAAACAGGGGCAAGCCGTTAGAACTTTATATGCTGCCATCGCAATACATGGCAATCAAAGTAGATATTGAGCAGTTCCCACCTAAGAAGGTAGCCTATCAGTTGTACTATGGGCAGTATATCCCTTTCAATACTATTGAGATTCTGCATGATAAATACTTCAACCCCGAATGGAATGCGACCGGTGGGCAGTTGTACGGATTATCACCGCTTAGGGCTGCATCTAAGGTGCTGACACGTTCCAATGCAAGTAAGGAGGCATCCGTTGCGATGTTCGATAATATGGGGCCGTTAGGGGTTTTATACATGGATGACCAACGTTTCGACCCTTTATCCGGCAGCGAACAAGCACAGGCACTCAAGATGCAAATATCAGCCAACACAGGGGCCGCAAAGCACGGCAGCGCAGCCGTATCGGGTTACAAAGTAGGATGGGCGCAGATTGGGTTACCTGCGAAGGACTTGCAATTAATCGAAGCAGAGAAATGGGATAAAGAGGCACTATGCTCAATCTATGGAGTACCTCCGGTGTTACTGGGTAATACCGATGCTGCAACGTACAATAACATGAAGGAAGCGGAGAAATCACTAACCGTTCGGGCGGTGTTACCCGAACTAACTGCTATTCGTGATAACATCAACCGCAAGATGCAGACCGATTGGGGGTATAAGGGGTCGGATATATTCGTGGACTTTGATATGAGTGTTTATTCCGAACTCGAAGCCAACAGAGCAGAGCAATCTACATGGCTGAATACTGCATGGTGGTTAACACCCGAGCAGAAGTTGAAAATACAAGGACTTGCCCCCGATCCAAATGTACCGATTGAAGATTATCAAAAGTTGTATATTCCGCAAGGTTTGACACCCGTTGATGATTTCACTAACCTGCCTTTGAATGTACCGCCAACTTTATAACGCATATCGCAAACGATACAGGGTGCTTATCAAGCGTGAACTTGACCGCCAATGTATGGCACTACTCAAAGGCGAGCAACCGGATGAGGAAAAGCTAAAGCAGCATATCCGCAAACTGCACAACGATGCCGGGATAACGATGGCGAAGTATAACTATGATAAGATTCGCAAGTCGGCAGGTGTAAAGGATTCCATGACACCTGAACAAAGATGGGCGGCGGTTATAAAACTATTTTTAGAACAAGGGCTAACTAATTTAGTTAACGGCATTACATCTACCACGAAAGAAACTATCCGCAAAGTATTAATACAGGGTATGCAGGAAGGATGGAGTATTATGCAAATGATGAAGGAGATAGAGAAGTTAGGTATCAATGTTTACAGGGCTGAATTAATCGCACGTACCGAAACAACACGTGCTGCCAATCAGGGTGCAATGCTCGGGGCGGTATCAACTGGGTTACTAACCGTTAAAGAATGGATAGCAATAACGGATGATAGAACACGTAGAATACCCCGCAATGATTATGACCATTTGCACATGGATGGAAAGACAACACGAATTGATGAACCGTTTACCGTACCCGGTTTACGCAGCATAGATATTATGGAGTTCCCCGGAGACCCGAATGGCAGCGCAGGTAACGTATGTAATTGTAGGTGTACGGTTGGGTTCGAAGTAGTTAGAGATAGCAATGGAAAACCTGTAGATATACAAGGTGGGTTACGTGGGCCGGCAGGCGATATGTTGAACCTATGGAATAACACCTTATTTTTGCAATTACAAACTTTGATAAATGAAGCATTACCAGGTTAAAGATATTAGCAACGGCATCGAGGATATGGATATTCGTTCACGTAACGTGAAAACGGTATGGGCTATGTGCGGGAATGTGGATTTAGATAACGATGTGATAGTACCCGAAGCATTTACAAAAACAATACAGGAACGTGGGCCGCTTGGTAAGAATCTAATATGGTCATTGGTTGACCATAAGAGTTCAATGAAGTACGCACTCGGCAAGCCGAAAGAATTATACGTGGAAGGGAATGCACTTATTGCCGTTACTGAAATTATAGAAACGGAAATGGGTGAGGATATGCTGAAATTATATGAGGCTAATCTAATCAATCAGCACTCAATCGGATTCAGCACTATCAAATCCGAAATGGATAATTCTACAGGCATCCGCACAATCAAAGAGTTGATGCTCTATGAAGGTAGTGCCGTATTATGGGCAGCCAACCCCGAAACGCCTACGTTAGCAATGTACAAAGGAATGGAACAAGCAGAGGTACAGGAAACGCTTAACGGTAGATTAGAAAAACTACTAAAGGCGTTCAAGCATGGCACATTTACAGATGAAACTTTCTCCTTATTGGAGATAGAAATAAAGCAAATACAAAAAGCAATTTCAGACATTACCACTCAACCCGCAGCGAACGCAGTCGAGCCGGATACGAATGCAATAGTATTTGAAGCACTCAAACAATTTAATCACTCGTTAAAATCATTCAAATGACAAACGAACAAATCGCTGCGGAGGTAAAATCCATTGGAGATAATCTTACGCAAGTATTGGCAAATTCTGCCAACGCAAAAACTGATGCGGCTGATGCCAAATTAGTAGTTACCGAACTTAAAAGCAAATTAGATTCAGTAGTTACACCTGCTGACCTTAATGAGTTTAAATCCGTTATGCAAAATCAATTCGATGCCCTTACCATTAAGGTAAAAGCCGGCAATCCTGAGTCTGCAAAGAGTTTCAACGAAGTATTATCCGAGAAGTTAGAAGGCCGTAACATCGAAGCCGAAATCAAAAAGAATGGCCGTGTTCTGATTGAAATGCCCGAGGTAAAGACTATCACTTTGGCTACTAACCTTTCCGGTGATTCAGTTGCTACTTACAATAGCCGCCAAGCTACCCAACCTGCGCAGTTGGTAAATATGCGTGATTTCGTGCCTACCGTTCAAAGCCCTACAGGTTTGTATGTAACCTATCGTGAGGCTACTGGTAACGCAAACAACATCGCTGCACAACTTGAAGGTTCACTAAAGCAAGAGAACAACTATTCTCTGACCGAGGTTAAGACCGTA